ACTACGATTTAGTTACGGCACCAAATAATTAATTATGGCTGTTCAAAAGAAGAGTTTAAAGGAAATAATAGCTGAAGAGTATAAAAGGTGTGCAACTGACCCTATATACTTTATGAGAAAGTATTGTATGATTCAGCACCCAACTAGAGGTAAAATTCCTTTTCATCTATTTCCATTTCAGGAAAAAACTCTAACACAACTTGCAGCTAATCGTTTTAATATAGTTCTAAAATCTCGTCAAACTGGTATATCAACTCTATCTGCAGGATATTCTTTGTGGAAGATGTTATTCAATTCGGATTTTAATGTGTTGGTTATTGCAACCAAACAAGAAGTAGCAAAGAACTTGGTAACTAAGGTAAGGGTAATGCATGAATTACTTCCTAGTTGGTTAAAAGGTGGTTCTTTAGAAGATAACAAACTTTCTCTTCGTTTACATAATGGTTCTCAAATTAAGGCTATTGCTAGTTCTCCTGATGCAGGACGTTCTGAAGCTCTATCCTTACTTATATTTGATGAGGCTGCGTTCATCGATGATATTGATGATATTTGGGCATCTGCTCAATCTACCCTTTCAACGGGTGGTAGTTGTATCGCCCTTTCTACTCCTAATGGTGTGGGTAATTGGTTTCATAAAACTTGGGTAGGTTCGGAAGAAGGTAAAAATCCATTCAACCCAATCAGTTTACACTGGACAGTTCATCCTGAAAGAGATCAAACTTGGAGAGATGAACAAACGAAATTATTAGGTCCAAAGATAGCAGCACAAGAATGTGATTGTGACTTTATATCTTCAGGTGATACGGTAATAGACCCGGAAACTTTAATGTTCTATAAAGAAACATATTGCCAAACTCCTGTAGAAAAGGGATATATTGATAGTAACCTTTGGAAATGGGAATATCCTGATTTCAACAAATCATATATGGTTGTAGCGGACGTTGCCAGAGGTGATGGGGCTGACTTTTCAACTGCCCATGTTATCGATATAGATAGTTCAACTCAAGTTGCCGAATATAAAGGAAAAATTGAAACCAAAGATTTTGGTAACTTTTTAGTATCTCTTTCAACTGAATATAATGATGCTTTACTTGTTGTGGAAAACGCAAACATTGGGTGGGCTTGTATTCAGCAAGTAATCGATAGAGGATATAAAAACTTATTCTATATGAGTAAGGATTTAAAATATGTGGATGTTGAACACCAAATGAGTAATAGATATAGAGCAGAAGAGAAAGGATTGATAGCTGGATTTTCAACCACTTCTAAGACTAGACCTTTAATCATATCTAAATTGGATGAGTATTTCAGAGAAAAATCAATTGTAGTTCGTTCAACTCGTTTAATCGATGAGTTGTTTACTTTTATATTTAATAATGGTAGAGCAGAAGCTATGAGGGGTTACAATGATGACTTGGTAATGGCATTTGCAATCGGATTATGGGTTAGAGATACGGCACTTAGATTAAAACAACAAGGTATTAGTTTAACAAAACAGGCTTTGGGTGGTATTGCAACAAATACATTTGATGGTGTGTATGGGGGGTCTAATATGGAGAGTAACCCATGGGCAATGAAGCTTGGAAACGGAGAAATTGAAGATTTATCAAAATGGATATAGTTTTATTAGTTTTTTGATATTTATATAATATATTTAACCATTCTATGAATATAAAATTATGATTAAGCTAAGAACCCTTATAAAAGAAGATGAATATGTATATAATGCATATTCAAAAGGTAACACTCCACAAGATAATCCACTTGATGATTATGATGAATTGGATGTTGAACAAGAGGATATGGATGACTTTATTAACTTTTTAAAAGCATACTCAACTCAATTGGATGAAGCTAATTGTAATTGCGTATTTGAAGCAGAATATCAGGGAAGAGAAGTAAAATTGGGTAAACCAATGCAGGGTGATGTTAAGAAGTTCAAAGTTTATGTTAAGAATCCTAAAACGGATAAAGTTGTTAAAGTAAATTTTGGACAGAAGGGAATGGTAATTAAAAAAGATAATCCAGAAAGAAGAAAATCATTTAGAGCAAGAATGAATTGTGATGAACCAGGACCAAGAACAAAAGCAAGATATTGGAGTTGTAGAAAGTGGTAAATATATATAAAATAAAGGTTATAACGATAAAAGAATAGAAAATGGCAGAACAAAACGATGATAGGTCTTTTTTTGGTAGGTTGAAGAAACTCTTTTCAACAACTGCGGTAGTTCGTATTGATGATAAGGGTAGAAGAAGAGTAGTGGATGTCGATGAGAGACAGACCAATACCAATCTATTGCAACTACGAGATAGATACACCAAATTACAAAAATCTTTTTATGAAACTCACGCTGGGGCCCAATCAATGGCATACCATCAAGTTCGTAGAGAATTATTTAGAGATTATGATGCAATGGATAATGATCCAATCATCGCATCTGCATTAGATATATATGCGGATGAATCCACAACCAAAGATGAATTTGGACAAGTATTAACTATACGTTCTTCAAATGAAAATGTAAAAGAAATCTTACACAATTTATTCTATGATGTAATAAACATAGAATTTAACTTATGGCCTTGGGTAAGAAACTTGGTAAAATATGGTGATTTCTTTTTAGGTTTGGAAATAGCAGAAAGTAAGGGTATTATTAATGTAATTCCACAATCAGTTTATTATAGTGAAAGAATTGAGGGTATGGACCCGCATAATGCAAACTATATTAAGTTTAAAGTTGAGCAAGATAGAACGGGAAAGATGGAGTGGGAGAACTATGAAATGGCTCACTTTCGTTTACTTTCAGATACCAACTTCCTTCCATATGGTAAATCGATGATTGAGTCGGCAAGAAGAATTTGGAAACAATTATCTCTTATGGAAGATGCGATGTTAATTCATCGTATTATGAGAGCACCTGAAAAGAGAGTATTCAAAATTGATATCGGTAACATCCCACCAACTGAAGTGGATAACTATATGCAAAAGATTATTAACAAAATTAAGAAAGTTCCATTTGTTAATAAAGATACTGGTGATTATAATTTAAAATATAATATGCAAAACCTTACAGAAGATTTCTTCTTACCTGTAAGGGGTGGTGATAGTGGAACTTCTATTGATAACTTAGGTGGTTTAGATTATGCGGCAATTGATGATATCGAATACCTAAAGGGTAAATTATTTGCAGCATTAAGAGTTCCAAAGGCTTATTTATCTTATGATGAGAACGTTAATGGTAAAGCTACATTGGCTGCAGAAGATGTTCGTTTTGCTAGAACAATCGAAAGAATTCAAAGAACAATTGTTAGTGAATTAACTAAGGTAGCAATAGTTCACCTTGCAGCACAGGGTATTGAGGATGCTGAAATGGTAAACTTTGAATTATCATTAACCAACGCATCTACAATATATGAACAAGAAAAAGTAAATCTTTGGAGTGAGAAGGTTAGATTGGCAACTGATATGGCAGCATTAAAGATGTTATCTAAAGATTGGATTTATTCTAATGTATTTGGTATGAGTACCGATGATTCTAAAGATGAGAGAGGTAAAGTAGTAAATGATATTAAAGATACATTCCGTTACAATTCTATTGAAAATGAGGGTAATGACCCTGCTGCTCCACAAGAGCCAAAGGATGTAGAAGGTGATTTAGCAGAATTAAAAACTCAAATGAGTAATGAATCTAACCCGGATGAAGGTGGTAGACCAAGAGAAGGTAATACTTATGGTAAAGATAAGCATCCGTATGGTAGAGACCCATTGGGAAATAAAGAAAACCACAAAGAACGTAAACGAGATGTTTATGTTTCATCAAACACTAAAAAAATAGCAACAGAATATATAAATGGTATATCATCAAAAAAGAAGGTTTTGAACGAAAAAAACCAAAAAACCGACCTTTTGGATGAAAAAAACTTATTAGATGACACGAAATTTTAATAAAGAATAAATTTTTTATATTTATATGTGTTATATAGAATTCTAAAACAATTATAGGGTAAAATAAATGAAAAAAATAAAGCACTCGAAGGTTAAGAATACTGGGGTGTTATTTGAACTTTTAGTAAGACAGATAACATTAGAGGTTCTTAATGGGGACAAGACCGAAAACGCAAAAAGAATCGTTAAGGAATTCTTTGCTCCAGGAAAGGAACTAAACAAAGAATTACGTCTTTATGAATTATTAACTAAAGAGAAGTATAGTTCAGAAACTAGAGCAGAAAAGTTTGTAGACACAGTTTGTGAAGCATATTCAAAATTGGATACTAATAAACTAACTAAAGAAAAATACAATCTAATTAAGCAAATTAAAGAGAGTTTTGATTCAGAGCAATTTCTTTCATCTCCTATAACAAATTATAAGGTTTTGGCGTCTATATATAAAGTATTTGAATCGCAAAAAACAAATGATACTGATATTAAAGATATATTTGATTCAAAAGTTACCTTAATTGAAAATATAACATCTAAACCGGTATCTAAATCGGTTAAACCACAAGATGAAGCTCAACAATTAGTTGAGATGTATAAAAAGCAAGATAAAGATATTCGTTTATTAACCTATAAGATTTTAGTAGAAACTTTTAATAAGAAATATACTAATTTAGATTCTAAACAAAAAGAAGTATTAAGGGAATATATTAACAATATAACTAATACTTCTAAATTCAAAGATTATTTTACACAAGAACTTAAATCTACAATTTCGGAATTGAATTCATTGAATAAAAAAATATCCGATAAAGTTACTACCATTAAGTTAAACGAAACTATATCCGTATTAAAAGGACAAAAATTGGGTAGAAGTGTATCCGATGGCCAAGTTTCCGTTTTACTTCTTTCTCAAGAATTATTAAAAGAATTAAAAAGCAAAGTTGATGGAAAGTAAATTAAGACATATAGTTAGAGAATTGGTTAGAGAAATCCAATCAGAAGAAGAATTAGAAGAAGTATCCACCACAGGTGGTATTGCGGGTTATAATACTCCTGCAGCATTTACAAAGCCTGGTTCTGAAAAGAAAAAGAATAAGCAATTAGCTAAATCAAGTGGAGAAGGATACACCATCGTTGGTGA